AATTCTATCTCTAGTACCACTTCTATAAAAATTTAATCCACCTGGTACAGTTCTAACAGGTAATAAAAATCCATCATCTGGAACTAATAGTGGTGGGTCAACTTGTTTCTGTGCAGCTTTAATTGTAGTCTTAGACATTTCGTTTAGCATCTTAACGTCTGGCAAAGCTGTCATTGCTGGACTTCTTCCATAAATTTCATTTGATGCTTTTAAGTATCTTGGTACTACAAAAGGAAACTCTTTAAATCCAGATATAGATAATTCATTTGCATTTTTATATTCTAAGTAAACAGATTCAAATGGCATATTACTTTTATCTTTTTTCTTAGGATTAAAGTCTGATCTTGGATAAACTGCGTGTAGTATTTCTACTTCTTGGTAAGGATCTTTTTTGAAGATACCTTGTATGTCTGTTGACACATTATCACCAAACTTTTGTACTGCAGCTCTAGCAGATATTTTAAATCTTCTAAAGATTGTATCTATTCTACCTTTGTCATTCTCTGCAACAAATACTTCGTTGATGTGTCTTGTTGAAAATTTAATTAAATCTTGATCATCTTCTTCTATAAACATTGCAGCAGTTCCAAATGTAATTAGATCATGATACAATTCAAATATTTCTTGTTGAAAGTTTGATCTGTTAAATGCTGTGTACATTGCTTCTGTTGCAGACTCTAACCAGATTTTTGCTTCATCTTCATTCTCAACATCTTCATCTTTAAATCTTAAAGTAAACCAAGGTGTGGATGGATTTGTTAACATACCATGTAATGATGCTGCTAATAATTCTACTGCTTGTATTGGAGAAGAATCGAAAATTTGTTCCATTCGTTTATCCCCTCTAGCTCTAGTCTTAGTTACATCTGCTTTTCTTGGTTGCATATAATCTGCAACTTCCTGCCAATGCGTTTCCCAGTTTTGCCTTTGACCTTCTAGCTTTTCGTATCTTGATAATAAACTTTTACTTAAATCTGTTCTTGCCATTATTGTCCTAATAAACTTCTACGACCTAATGTTAATGTTTCTTCTTCTACACCTTTAGGTCCTGTCATGATTGTTGATGATCTGCCTTTTGCTTTAGTCTTTCTTGCATCATAACCATCCATTGCAGTTGCGGTAGCTTGTGAAACTTCTGATGTAGTTGGTGCAACCGCTACAGGAGCTGGTGTGGGTGCAGGTGCAGGTCTACTTGGTTTAAATACTGATCCCATATTATTCTCCGAATGTTAATGATGATTTAGTTTCTGATTTTGTTTCAGTTACTGTTTCTGTTACTTCTGGTTTTTTAATTTCATTTTCAAAAGTCATATCTTCAGCTAAGACTAAAACTTCTTTCTCAACTTCTACTTTTGCCTTTGGTTTTTTTTTAAATATTTTTTTAATCTTTTCAAACATTATGATCCTAATAAAGTTTTCTTTTGAACTTCTGCTTCTTCCTCAATACCTAATGGCGAAGTTAAGATTGTAGACTTTCTACCTTTTCGCTTTCTCTCAATCGCAGCTTGTTCTGCAGCAATTTTATCTTTTTCCTCTTGCGAGACTTCTGCTGAAGGTGCGTCTGGCAAAGGTTGAACTGGTGGCAGCGGTGGCATTTTTGGTTTGAATAATGATCCCATAATTAAATAATCCTGTAACTATTATCTGCTACACTTTGTGGAGCCGATTGTCTAGTATTAATTTCTTGTAGTCCAACAGCAAGGTAACGCATAGCATCACAAGCGTGTGAACTCCAATCGTGTACAGGTTTCGATCTGAACATTCTATTTTTGTCGATGTACTTCCTATGGTAATGTCTTAACGCATCTATTAACTTTTTGCAATGGTCTGTATCAATCCAACATCTAGGCAGGGTCATTGTGGTTGCGTGTATGCCATCCTCTAGTGGAATTTTTGGAACTACCTTGAACCTAATTCCTAATTGGTAGGCGACCTCTCTCCGGGTCTTGCCATTTCCAAAATCGGTAACTTCAATGTCGTGTGGTGCAAAGTGATCTTTGTAAACATAATCTTTGTCTTTAACAAGTTGAACATAGTAAGGTAAACCTTGACCTCTCTCTTCATGATAATCTATAATGCTTATGCTTCTGCCTAACTGTTGGTAAAATATAATAGCACTATGGTCGGAGACCCCGAGATCCCATGCAGTAGATACAGGTAGTGCAGGATCGTAGGGAACTCTTGTAAGCTGCTTATCATCATCTAGTTTTGCAATGATGTCTCCATATACTGCACCCTCGATATTTGCTATCCAATCACACTCAAACTCTTGTTGGTACTTCTTATCACCCATTACTTCTTTTGCCTTGACCAACTCATCATTGTCTACGATTAATGTTTCACTAGCTTTTGCCTTGTAGTTGAACCAATCATCAGCACCTTGTGCATGTTGGTATAATTCATAAAAGTTATTGTTCATTCCCATAGGTGTACCAATAAACACACAGTAACCTTTTCTATCTGATAATGCTGGTCTAATGATTTCTGGGAATAGCTTACTGTTTACATTTGCGTACTCATCAATCACGCATCCATCTAGATATATACCTCTTAATCCATCTGGAGACTCTGAGCCTAGCAAGGTGATACGAGAGCCATTAGGTAAATCTACACGCAGCTCTGTCTCGTTAAACTTGGTGTGGGGTATTTTGGCGGTAAACTGTTTCATGTAATCCCATGCAATACTTTTTGCTTGTTTGAAGGTGGGTGCAATGTAGGCATATCTAGGGTTCTTCTGTTTGGACAGTAATGCTGACCTAATTAAGTGGTTGATCATACATACTGTTTTGCCAAACCTTCTATGGCAAACTAATACATTCCATCTGTGCTTATCTATTTGTTTGTGTAAGTGAGCCTGGTGCTTTCTAGGTGTGTAGGGTATTTTAATATCCATTTTATTTTTTCAAAACAAAACAAGCAATATGTCTACCTGTTCCTTTTCCTTTTGATTTATCTTCTGTTGCTAACCATTTAACATCTCCAAGATTTCTTATTTCTGCTCCAGCTTTAATCATCATTAATACCCATTTATCTATAGGATAAACAAATACAACATCTTTGCCTTTTTCATGTTCAGCTATAGATTTTCTTACCCATGCTGTAGGACCTTTCTTTTTACCTTCATGTATTATTGATCCAAATGGTGGATTTACATAATTTGATTTACCCCATTCATTAGTCAATCCATCAAAATCTTCTGGTTTAGGATATGGACATGGATCGAAGTCAAACTTAAATTCATCATTAAGTTCTTTCATTAAATCATCTGGAGTTAGCCAATAATGTTTACCATCATCTCCATTACCTTTGTGAAACTTATTATCTTTAGGTTTTAGTTTTGAAGCCATATCTAGTGAACTGATTTGCTGTAATTATCTTCTCCAAAAGGTGTGTATTCAAATCCTATTTTCATCATGATGTAAGATGTAAATAGTTGTGCAGACTCATGGTTAGGCATACCAAAGAATTTGATTACAACATTGTTGGTTTTTTCTTCGATATAGCAAACACAATCTAGATCTTCTGATGAAAAGTAATTCATATACTAGATATAGTTTATTCTGTGTGGAATGAAAGCAAAAGGTGTGTGTGTATAAAGGTGTCCTCGAGTCCCATGTATATATATATAATAATCGGCGGTCGTTTTGTGGGGTATAGGGGGGTCAAGCAAACAAAAAAAGAGATCTTAGTCAGTAAATATATTAATATATTACTAACGATAACTTATGATTATCAGTAATAGATTAATAAATTCTTTTAATTAGTTGATGATATAGATAGGTCAACAATACTGACCGATCTTTTACAGGATCAACAGCTCAACGCTGCTATATTAGAATAGCAACTTTTAAACATTACTTTTATATTTCCAGGTCCTATATTCTAGGATCTAACAGATAAAAAAAACCTACCAATTAAAATTAATTAATCAGTAGGTTTAATTGTTTATTATTATTATTTATTTTTTTAAATTAAATCTTAAAGTATTGACAGCTTTTTTATATGCTTTGTTTGGTTCAATACTCATTAGTCCAGCATCTTGAAGTGTTTTAAATTCATTAGTCTTTGAAAAATCTTCAACACTCATTTGTTTTTTAAATTGCTGAGCTTTAATAACATCAGCAGCATTTATTGTTATTTTCATTTTATATCCTTTCATTAATTGTTTTTAATCTTTATATATCCAATTTATATAATGTAAAGTATTAATTTAATATTTTTTATTTGTGATATTATTGCAACAGTGTTGCCTGGATAACACACATTAGAATTATTTTAATCTAACTAAAAAAAATATATTTTGTATATTGACTTCAATAAATAAATATATATTTTGTATAAATAAATAACAATGAAAGGTAAAACAATGACACAAAAAGAAACAATAAAAATAATAAAAGATGCTTACAGCTCATTAAGAGTTTTAAATAATATAGATTGGAAATCATACAGAGATGATATTTACAACCTTGAAAAGCAATACGAAAAAAATCACAGAAATTATTGCAGCGGTAGAGAGTTTAATATTACTGTAGATTTAGCTGCCAAATTATTTGTTGTTCAACATATTGCTTCAGCTCTTAAAGGTACTAGACATGATGTTAAAAGCTACATTTATTTAAAACAATCTATATTTTTAGCTGAAAGCCTGGTTATTAATTATGAAGATAAAATCAAAGAAGCATTAAAAGATTTTGATTTAAATCAATTATGTGATCTTGATTACTCATTTTTAATAGAAAAAAAAGCAGCATAAATAATTAATTGACTTATAATAAATATACAATTAATATAAATATAAAAATGAAAGGAAAACAAACAATGAAAAACACAAACAAAAAAGAAATAGAAAATTTCAAAAAATATGTATGGTCTTTTTATGGTGAAGATCAAGGTTTATACAAAGATTTTTTTGGAAATAATCTAAAAATGAAAGAAGTTGAAAGAGCAATAGAGATTAGATTATCAAATATGAAACTTGCATTTGATGGGGATAGTATCGACAGAGAAATAGTTAGAGATATTATTTATAAAATGCGAGATCCTAAAGCTCAAACAGAACATGAGTTTAAATTTAAAATAGAAAGGTAAATATGAAAGCTAAAAACTACAAATCAATCACAGAAGTATTAGACAAAAAATACAACAAAGGAATAGTAAATAAAAAAGATAAAATAAATTTCTATTTATTCATGGATCTTGAAGATTGTATGAATAGAATTAAACAAAAAAGAAAGGACCAATAATGAAAATAAAAAAAGTAATAGATCAATTACAACATTATGTAGATAATTATGGAGAGGATGTTGAAGTTGATTTTAAAATGGTAGCACCAGAAAATATATGTGATGATGACACTATGGATATTGACATAAATTTTGATGGAGAAATAGGTACTTCATTACTACCAGAAAAAGTTGAAATAGGTTTTAGTTATGATGATAAAAAAGATTGGTCACATAATTGGAAAGCACAATTAGAAAGCGAGATATAAATGACAAGTATAAATTTTTATTGTTGCGTTGTGTTTTTATTTGTAACAATAGTAATGATTATAACAATATAGAAAGGACCAATAATGAATAAAGAAAAAAAAATATATTATTCTGATTTAACAACTTTAATTGATGTTTGTTATAGTTGTTCAAGTCAAAATATAGTTCTTTGTAATCATGAAGATGATGGGAGAGAATCATTTTGTAATGATTGTAATAGTGAGGATATTGGAGCGGTATTTCCAGAGGAGCTTATATAAATGACAGATATAAATTTTTATTGCTGCGTAGGTTTTTTATTAGCAATAGTAATTGTAATAATAACAATATAGAAAGGACCTATAAATGAAAACTTACAGAGTCATAAGAACAGAGAAAATACAAGAAGTAAAAATAATAAAAGCTAAAAATGAGGATGATGCTTTTAATAAAATAGATCATGGTGATTGGGATGATTATGAAGTCTTATCATCAGAAATTGACACAGAGGAGGTACAATTATGATAGTATATGGTAAAACACCTAAAGAGTGGCGAAAAGAAATAGGTCTAAAGAGCTTATATTATAGAACAGAAATAGTAATATTTCTTATTGGTTTTATTTTAGGATCAATAATATTTTAATGATAAAAGAAAGGGAAAATAATATGCAACTATTAAAAGAAAAATTAAAAACAAAAAAATATCAATATTTATATTTAAAGGAAAAATTAGATTTAAAAATACAATATTATGATCATTGGATAGATACCACAGGAATGGGGTCTGAAATTTTAAGTGAAGAAAAAAGATTTAAGCATTTGGAAAAATGGTTAGAAAAAATTAACAATAAATATAATTATGCTTAAACAATTAAAAAAAAATAACTTAATTGAATTGCAAAAAGAAACATTAAAAAATATACTGAGTGTGAAAGGAATTATTTACACTTATTATAAAAATAACAAGAAAGGAAAATATGAAAGTAATAACATTACAATACAATGTACAAAAAACATTTTATGTTAATGCTAAAGATGATGATGAAGCATTAGAAAAAGTATTAGAGGGTAATACTAAAGATGTTAAAAGCTCTAAATCATTAGAAGATTGGAAATACGAAGATATTTTAAGCTAATCTTTACTCTCAGTAGTTGTCGAAGTTATATCTTCGGCAGCTACATCAATCAAATCATCTTGATTATCTTCCCACGAAATACGAATAGAACTATCCGATTTAACATTAAGATTTTGTTTTTCTTGAAATAAAGAACTCACTCTAGGTGCTAACCATTTTAAATAGTTTTGTTTTTCTCTTAAAAATAATAATTCCTCATTAGACATTTCAGTCACATCAGACGAGAAGATTGCTAACATTTTCTCAACCAATGTTTTTATACCTATCTCTTGAGCTTCATTAAACTTCTCTTTAAACTTTGGATTTTGATCTAAGAACTTGTAAAAAGACATCAAGCTGATCTTTAAGGTGTCTTTGACTACGATATGGGGTATTCCGCCATCGTAAATAGTGGCGAGTATAGTATTTTGTTCTGAATCTGTCAGATTGAGAGGCAAGTTGTTCTTGGTTTTGGATATACTCTTTG